ATCACGCACCTCATCGATGTCAAGGATGGTCAGGTCGATGCTAAGATGGCCGTGCTCCGTGAGCACTGTCTCGACCAGGCGAAGCGCTTCAGCCCGATGGTGTTCGTATGATTCCAGCAGTTTATTCCAACGCGCTCAAGAACGCGATCCAGGCGTATTCCTACGCTGACCGTGTCGCGATCTGGCGAACCGTCAATCAGGCGGATGGCATCGGTGGCGTGTCTCAACACTGGATACAGGTCGCTGAGATCCGTGGCACTATCAGTAACACCGGCGATACCGAAGGCGTGGTCGGTGGCATGATCGAGCAGTCTGGCACATGGACCCTGACATGCTCACCAGACATCGAAGTCAAGGCCGATGACAGGATATACACCAGCGGGAATCCGCAGAACCTGGCGCCATACTACGAGTGCATCGGCAGCGACTACGGTCACACCAACGCAGTCTCGCAGACCATCGGACTTCGCGCCAGGACAAACGGTTAACTGTATCCACTGCGTGGTGCAAGCTTCGACCTTATCGCACCATGATAAAGGTGAAGTCATTGGTGGAGTAGTCTATGAGTCCAGAGATGTGGGTGCAGATCGGTATCCAAGCTTTTATTACGACGGTGTCAATCGGTGCCGCTTGGGTGGCATTGCAGGTCAGGCTGACGCGCCTGGAGACTCAGGTGGCACACATCATCTCAACGCTCGATGGACAACAGCAGGAAGTGCGCCGCATCGAACAGCGACTCGGTAAACTTGAAAACAAGGTCAGCGCGTTGGAGGCAGTCATAAACAGATGAACAGCATTTCAATCAAACGTTTAGTGGTCGTTGTGATCGTGGCTTTTACAGCTGCCTTCACCTCGGTCTTTGGCGATGGCGTCCGGACATCCGAAGCACACGACCTCGCCGAGCTGGGCGCAGTGCTGGCACTCTACGGCTCGAAGGCGGTAGCGGCTGGTGTCTCCGCTGCGGTGTCTAGTGTGCTGGCGTTCCTGACGATGCCGTTCAAGGGTACGAATGCAAACAGTTTGAAGGTGGGCAAATGAACTTCCAGAACTACAGGCTGGAGCCTAACCCGAACATCCCCGGTGACTGGATTGTCTTTGGTGATATTACCGACGATGCAGGGAATATCATCGGAACGTTTGGTGAAAATGGGACATCCGTATTCGGTTGGTGGGTAACTCAGGACGTTGCCTTTCAGCAGAACTATTCCAACCAGTTCGCTTCCGTAATGGGTCAAGAAATCGTAAATGGAACCGCTGAATAATGGCTACGTATTATGTAAGGCAGGATGGAAACGACAGTAACACCGGCTTAGGTTCTACGACTGGGCTGGCGTGGCGTACCATACAAAAAGCACTAGGAGCTACAGGCATAGGCTCAGGTGATACGGTCTACATCGCTCCCGGTCACTATAACGAAACCGTTACGATTGGTGGGACTTACTCCGCTGAAACGCAGATTATTGGAGACGCTACAGCCTCACAGTTTAGTGGTCTTAGTGCTGGTTTTGTTAGACATAGCCAATACTCAGCAACCAACAATACTACATTCAACATTACCCAGTTGATTGTTGGCAGCAGTAAAAGTTATCTGCATTTCAGAAACATTTATTTTGAAACTGCTGCACAAACCAGTGCGTCATCTTTTATCATTACTGGTAACTATACAAAATTGACATCTTGTGTATTTGTAAACAATCAACGAAATACAGGTACATTTGCTGATGTTGAGATAACGTCATTGGCTGCACAAAATTTAAATGCAACTATTACAAATTGTATTTTTTACGGGACGCGGTATTTGTCTATCAATGGTGGTTTAGTATCTGGTGATACGACAACTATAAGAAATTCATGTTTCATAAATTCGTATAATGAGGCAGTGGGACTGACTGGTATAACCTGTAATCTCTACAACTGCCTTATATACAACGGTGTTATAGGTCTTCGCAATACCGGTAGTTCTGTAACCACTATGCGAAACTGCATTATCAGTAACTGTTCAACAGGTATCTCGAATCAAGCGACTCTGAACGCAGATAACTGCCGAGTTATTGGTAACGTAACAACGGTCACTAACTCGGGAACGTATACAGCCGGTAGTAACTCTGTAACCGCTGGAACGATGGGTTTAGAGTTTGGTTATTCGCTCCTTCATAACCTTGTCAATCAAGTGATATTCGGAAGTATCTTTGGTGGCCCGAATACATCATTTGGTACTGCGACAGGTGCGCCTGCCACTGACCTATTCGGTGTAACGTGGTCTGGTACTTCACCGGATGCTGGAGCAATCACAAACCGTAATATTGGATTAGTTACTAACTATCTCCCAACCGAGCGCAACGCTTCAGCCATAACAATCGCTCCCGGCTCAACCTCACAAAGCATCGAACTCTACCTCGGTGCTACAGGGCTGGTATTCAACACCTCCGGTCTAGCGGCCTACTACGTCCGCAACCAGAGCGCACCGGTGGCTATCACGCTGGTAACGCAGACACCTACAGGCGCGTGGTCATCAGGTGGCTTTGCTGAGATAAGCTCCTCCCTCGTGCCGGGCGTGTATCGTTTGGATGTCCCTAACGCTGCATTTGCCGCTGGTGCATCTGATGTCACGATCGTGGTGCGTGGTGCAAGCGGTACGAACGGCGCGGTGCTGACGGTCACGCTATCCTCTGGTGGCTTGACGGCAGCGCAGACAGCCGCAGCGGTCTTTGATGCAGTTGCGTCATCGTACACAACTGCTGGATCAATGGGCGCACGACTTCTAAAAACTACGGTCGACAATCGTCCAGCGGATGTCGGGACATCGTTCCACATCCATGCTAATGTCCACGCGATTGTGGACAGCGCAGCAGCTGCGTCGGAACTCTCTGGCGCTCTCCTTCACAACGGCACAGACTACATTTCCGCAGATCTTTTGACGCCAGTGTCAGCTGCGACCAGCGTACACATCGGACCTTATCAACTCCTGGCTGATGGTCTCGGTGCAGATCAGCCACTTGATGTCAATGTCGGCACCGCCACGAGCATCGATGTCCAGGTCACTGACGCGAATGGCACAGGCATCGACATCACTGGCGCGACGGTCACTGCGAAGGTCTACAGCTCAGCGGGGACACTCGTGGCCACATACAGTGGCACAGCAACATATGCGGACAATGGGCGGTTATCATTCGGTCTCACGACTACGGTCACGAACACATCTGGCACGTACACTGTGCTTGTGACCAGGACAACCGGTGCGACCGACACGCAGATCTTTGGACCACTTCGACTTTATGTGAGGCCAGTATGAGTGTAAACATCATCAATATCACCGAAGACCCGGAACAGGTTGTGCAGCTCGCAGCCTGGACGGGTGACTGGCACACGTACGTGGTGCGTTTGGTGGATTCAAACGGCTCACCGATTGACATCACGACAGGCACTCTCGCGGCGACATACACGACAGCCGCCACAGGCGTCGCGTATTCGTTCGGTGGAGGAAGCGCCACGCTCACGAAGTCTCTCTCGTCACAGGGCATTGTGACGGTTCTCAACCCGGCTGCATACCCGACAGCAGCTGTCGTGCGTCTGACTTTGTCGTTCACCGTGTCGACTACCGTGCGACGCTTCGGTCCACTACTCATCGAGGTCCTAGCACCGTGACCGTCAAGGTCGACCTGTCCGGATTTGACGATGCGGAGAAGCGTTTTCGCATGCTGGCTGTTTTTCTCCAGAATGCAGTGAGCGCTTCGTACACTGGCATGATCGCACTCATGACTGGCGCAAAGTCAGGACGACGCTACATGCTCCCAGGTACGCAAACGATTTATCAAGCATCCGCGCCAGGACAAGCACCGGCTGTCGCTACTGGTAATCTTCGGACATCAATCACAATCGGCAAGGTCAACGACTACGAGTACATCATCAGCATCTCGGCCCCTTATGGCAAGATACTCGAGTTCAAGAAGAATCGACCGTTCGCGATACCAGCATCTACGAAGGCATGGGCAGTGTTTCAGGGTGTAGTGAGGAAGTACTTCAATGGTTGAATCCTTAGTCGTGGATGAGTGGATCTATGACACGCTCACAGCTGATGCAACGCTTCAGGGACTGCTGGCGGTAGACAACAGATCGCCATCGTACCAGCAAGGCATATACCTGTACCTGGCTCCAGAGAAGGACCCGATCAGCCTTCGACAGCCACAGGTTCCATACATCGTTGTACGTCACACTGACAATGGCCAGGACGATACCACGGCCATGTGTGGCGGTCGAATCCTCACGAGTTCCGTGCACCAGGTGTGGTGCTGGGACACGCAGTCTGGTGCTGTCTCGATGGCGCGCATCAAGAGCATTGTGGACCGAATCGATACACTACTAAACCGACAGACAGTAAACTCGACGACTCCTGTCTTTTTCCTGAATCGCGCATCCGTCAGTTCATCTGTCGACGTGTCGCAGGATGGTCGCGTCGATAATGGCATCGCTCAGATTTACGTTGCCACAATAACTCCAGAGGTATAACTATGGCCCGTCCGCTTCTCGCTAAAGATGTAACACTTACAATCACTTTCACCGCAGCTGCTCTAACCGGCGACACGACTGCCCTTCCGTCCACGACAGCCACGTCGATCGTCTGTCTGGCAAAGTCGTTCTCTACGACCATCTCACAAAACATGGTCAATGCTACTGCTCTCTGTGCCACTGTTGAGGCATCACTTCCGACGACACAGGCAGGGACAGTGAACATCGAGCTGTACATCGATAACACTACTGGTCCTCTGTTCGTATCAAAACTCGGTTTTGGATGCGAGATTGATGTAGACCTTGATGGTGCAGGTTCCGTTGCTGGCAACGTGGTCAAGTATTTTGGTATGGTTACTGAAGCATGGCTGTCCCTGACTCCGGAAGAAACACAGACCGAAACCGCGACCATCAAGCTTGGCGTGTCCGGCATCACTGGTCTGTCAGGATCATAACTTGAGTTCAATCTTTGACAACATTCCCAAACTAGAGGGTCGACCGAATCTCGTAGTCGACATCGAGCGTTTCATAGGAACGCCAGGTTCAATCGTTTTCCGCGAACCGAAGGCATCCGATCTGTTTCCTCGACCCGAAGTTGAGAAGATGTTAAAGATTGCATACCCTGAGTTTCCAGCTCAGATGCTGCAAATCCTGATGATCATGGCACGGTGTTATGTGATTCAGCCTGGTGATGGTGAAATCAATCCTGGAAGGCGCTTCGCACAGCTGGCCCGTGATCGGTCTGACATATACCTCTATGTCGTGGCTGAGTTCGCCAAAGCGTTTCCGATTGACTTTGCAGCGGCGGTAGACGAAGTCCCAAACGACTGAGCGGGGTGGCGCAGACGATACTGTACACAAGTGTGCGGCATTTGAAACGCCATCCCCGTGAAACCGATTTGAGCCTGGATGAGTACGCCGAAGTCGCATGGGCGGCTGAAGTCTGGGACAATCAAATCGTGGAAATTGTCAAGGCCGTCATGTCGGTCATGGCAAAAAGGACACTCTAATGGCGCTCGGCATCTTCGACATTGTATTCAAAGTTTCAGGCGCTGGCGATGCAGTCCAGGGGCTGAAGAACGTCAAGGCTGAGGCGAAGTCGACAGCTGATGCTTTAGACCATAGTAAATCCTCGGCTGTGAGTTATGGCGACCAGCTGTCAAAGCTTGGAAAACTTGGCGCCACACTCGGTGCTCTTGGTGGCCTAGTGGCATTTGGGAAGTCTGCGCTCACTGCAAGCGGAGAAGCTCAGGAACTAGCCACACGACTTGAAGTCGTTACAGGATCCGCAGCCGAAGCAGCGAAGGTCATGGCGAAGGTTCGCGAAGTCGCCGGTCCTTCACCCTTCACCACAAAGCAGCTCGCGAACGCCGCAGTCGGATTGCAGGCGATGGGTTTGAACGCGCAAAAGGCACTCCCGAAACTCGCGGATCTTGGCGCGGCATTCGGTGCCGATGAGGAACACCTCAAGTCCCTGGTCAACATGATGGGTAAGTTGAATCAAGGCATCATGCCAGATTCCGAAACGCTCTCAATGTTCGGCCTATCCAAAAAGGATTTTGCTGGCGAAGGAATCACGTTCGACAAAAACGGAACCTTGATCTCGAGTGCCTCCGAAACTCTGGACGCATTGTTTCGCGTCATTGACAAGAAGTACGGCGGTATGACGGAGCGCATGGCGAAGAATACAAATTCGCAGATGGCAACCATCGTCGATTCGTTTGAGCAACTCAAGGTCAAGGTCGGTGATATCTTCGGTGCTGGTTTGGCCCTTGTGACGCCAGCCATCACAAAAGGCCTTGAAGATATCACAAAGTTTTTCGACTCTGTCAAGGTCAATGGTTCGGCTGCACAGACAATCCTTATGGGTATCGCTGCGACACTGGCTGCCATCACTGCAGTCCAGATTGTCAATGGCATCATTACCCTAGTCAAAGTCATGAAGCAGCTGGCAAACGGCCTTAAGTTAATAGCGGCGGGTGAGGCATTGGTCAATGCACTGGCCGGTCCTGCTGGTATCGCAAAGGTTCTCGCTGGCGTTGTAGCTGCTGGTGCAGCCATCTATGGAATGAATGCCATTTTTGACAGTATGGAGCAAAGCGGCGAGAAGACTGGAGGCACCACAGCACTTTCGCCTCCAGATACAAAACCTCCAATCGGTAAAGCAGCCGAAGCAGCTGCTGCTGCAGCAAAGTCGACCGAAGGCAAGGGCGGTGGTCTAATCAATACAATGATAGACATCGCAACGTACGCAGCCAAGATGCAGG